CGCTTCGCTCACATCGAAGAGGTCTCCGGTTCGAACCCAGATAGTCCCACCAAACGATTGTTATACGAACACTCCGCTTTAACAGGGTTCTGCAAAGCGGGGTATTCGTTTGCATAGTTATATCTGATTTCAAGCGCATCACCACGCACGATGACCATGCGGACGAGTGTAGAGAGAAGTATTCTCCTATACTTGTCCGCTTTTTTAGCGTCCCTGCAAATAGACTTGAAAAAGAAACGTATCTTGTCTACTGTAAGCTCGCTCGACTTTCTGGCGATCTCCTGCTTCGCAAGCTCGCACTCCAGGTCACGTAGTGTTTCCTCATTGTCGTGCAGCGTCTTTGCTATAGCGTCCGATATGATGCCGCTCTCTACTGCCTTCACACAGTTATCTATTTTCCTCTTTACGTCCGCCATGCGTTTCTTCGTTGCTGCGATAGCTGCGTTCATATCCGTGTGCGTTTGAACTTCTACTGCCTGCCTTGCGATAGCTTCCACTGCCGCGTCACTCTCTAACAATCTTGTTGTTACGTCACACACCGTAGAATCGATTATATCCGCCCGTATCTGCGTCCTCTCGCAGGTGCGGGTATTTTTGCGTTGATGGTTCGGGCAAGCATAGTAGTAGTAAATTTCGCCGTTTCTGGACGTACCGCTAGTGCCTACCATGCGCTCGCCGCACTCTCCGCAGAACAACTTCCCAGATAACATATACCTCTCACCTGCTTTAACACGGTTCACACGCCTTGCGTTCATAATTTTCTGCACCTCATTAAAATCACTTTCAGAAACAATAGCAGGAACGGCACGGGGGCTTTCTATCCCACGCCACGAAAACTTCCCTAGATAGTGTTTGTTCTTTAAGATGACGTAGATATTAGACATGCGGAACGGCTTGCCGCGTGCGTTGCGGTATCCACGTCTGTTAAGCTCCCTTGCGATGGTAGTTGTGCCGATCCCATCCAATGTCATTGAAAACACGAGTTTTACAATAGGCACTTTCTCTTCATCAAGCACCAGATGTTTTTCTGCATCCAGTTTGTACCCAAGGGGAACGGTGCCGCCTGCCCATTTGCCCTCCAGTATGTTTTCTGTCTGCCCGCGTATGACGTTTTCTGAAAGCTCCGCAGAATAGTATTCAGCCATGCCCTCGATGACAGATTCAAGAAGAATACCTGATGGATCATCGGCTATGTTCTCCATCGCTGACACGACCTTCACGCCATACTTCTTTAACTTGTGTTTGTATGACGCACTGTCATAGCGATTGCGAGCAAAGCGGTTCAGCTTGTACACAATGACAGCTTCAAATGCTTGTGATGCCGCTTCTTTTATCATAAGCTGAAATTCAGGGCGTTTATCCGTACGCCCTGTCAATGCCCTGTCAGAATATACCTTGATAACCCGCAAGTCGTTTCTCTTTGCGAAGTCCTCGCATACCCTGATCTGCCCCTCGATAGATTCCTCTCGTTGCCGGTCCGACGAATACCTGGCATAAATAACCGCGTTTTTCACTGTGTATCACCTCACTAAAAAACGCCGCACCTCGGCGGCGTTTTTTAAATTTAACTCAATTTTTCGGCATTAAAACCACCGATTCGTAACATTTTGTGCCGAAACTGCAATTTTATTGTAGAAAAATGTGCATAGAAGAGGACCCATGATTTATCTTCTTCTGCCGACCTCTTCAATATATGACAGGATAAGTAACACAATCATGGCTTCTCCGCAATACTGTAGCGTATATGCATGCCCCCATGACGCGAAATAAAGCGCATGATCTCTTCCTACCTTGTAAATGTCCCAAAACTTATAGAACGGCTGGACGTATACCGCCAAAGCGAGGTAGCCGGTGGGGATAATCAAGTCTTTTACCCCAATGGCAAAAAGTCTAACGGCAAATAGCACGCAATACAGAAAGACAATAAACCGCATAAATGAAAACGTCCCTGGGGAAACTTCCGATGGCAGATAAAATAGGCAGAAAGGAATAAGCAATACTCCTATTTTTGCCATCAACGTATATCGAATATATTTGAAAAAACCAATTAAACTCATGAAGCCGCCTCCTCTTAAAGTGTAGCGCGCTATGTAACATCTATCGGCTCAGAAAGCCCGCCATGAGACGGACTTTCTTCTGAAACTAACGCCTATCCAGTTTTACCATATATGTCTGCTTTCTACTACTTTACCCATGATGCGGATCGGCAACTGCTCAATCTGCTTATTCGAATAAAAATGCGGCTCATATACATCTTGATTAAACCCAATCAGCATAATCCCGTCAGCCTGCTTCTTTACCTGCTTTACGGTAGCTTCTCCATTGATTAAGATAACAGCCATATCCCCGCTTTCTACATCATCCTGCTTGTGAATGATAAGCAGGTCGCCTTCCTGTATGCGCGGTTCCATTGAACGTCCGATTGCCTTTAGGGCAAACATCACACCTTTGGAATCGCGCTCGTTAATTTCTACCATTCCTTCGATATTCTCCTGCGCAAAAATTGGCATCCCCGCAACAACATGTCCGACAATCGGAATCTTGACGGTTTTCTTGCCAGAAATGTCATAGCCTAAAAACGCCAGTGGTGAAATGTGTAAGGCGTCAGCAACTTTCACTATATTTGTTCTTTTCATGTTGTCAGTTTCTCCTGCTTCCCAACGAGAAACTGCGCTTTCGGACGCGCCAGCCTTTTGCCCCAACTGCTTCATTGTTAATCCTAATTCAAGCCGTCGCTCTCTTATGAGTTTAGCAATTTCCATGAATATCTTCCTTTCTGTATCAACGCAACGCTCTATGGTTATTATATAGGTAAACATGCTTATACGCAAGAAAAACATGCTTATAAGCAATAAATTTCTTGAATTAAATCATTGACTTGAGTGTATTCAAGTGCTATAATCATTTCAGAACACAACGAAAGGCGGTGAGAACCATAAATAGAAATATCCTCTATTCTTACATCAAGAGGGAAGGGCTCACAATCGCCGAATTTTCTGCTCTACTCGGCATGAATGAAGCTACATTCTATAAGAAGTGCCGTGAGAAGGGAACCAGTTTCAATACCGCAGAAATAAAGCAGATGGTCAAGTTGCTGAACATCAGAAAATCCGACGTTATGCCAATTTTTTTTGCGGAATTAACTTGAATGTACTCAAGTTAAGGGAAGGAGCAGCCGATGGAAACCTTGATAAAGTTCATTGCTGAATACGTCCGTGAGCATGAAGCGGAGTACGAAGAATGGAAAAAGGAGCAGGAAGAAAGATGAAAGCTCTCACTGCATTGGTCGTAGCGGCGGTTCTTGGTACAGGGGCGTACCTGAACCAGCCGACAACGGAAATCATAACCTACCAGAAACAGGTCGAAGAGGGGGATACCCTCTGGGACATTTGCAAAGAGATTAGCAAAGATGAAGTCGATGTGAGACTTTTGGTCTGGCAAGCGATGAAAGACAACAACATCAAAGATGCAGGTGAATTAAAGCCGGGAACGGTGATTACCGTGAACGTAGAACGCGCACGGCGGTAAGAAAGGAAGCGAAAAAGATGATAACTCTTAGACTTACGGAAGATGAATACAAAGCTCTACAGAATGATAAAGCTTTGCAGAATGTGAAAACAACAAAATTCGCGAAACTTCTAGTTGAACGCGGTGAGACAGTAAACAGTCTTGCTCGCGCGACTGGGATCTCTCGCCCGACGCTGTACAGATACTACTACGGGGAGAAAGTAAAAGGCATCCAGTTTGACACGCTGGATGCCCTGTGCAAGCACTTTGATATGTCAGTGCAGGACGTAATGAGTATGTTCTTAAATCCACGCTGACGGATATACATCGTATTCGTCATAACGGAACTCGGACTTCAGAGAATCTTCAAGAAGCGAGCAGACAAGCACGTTCGCTGCTTTGCAAGAGCTGATGGCAGATAGGTAACTATCATCATCACAAGTCGTTCCGTTCGCGGCGGGTCTGATTTCTGCTTCGACTGTTTCCTCGCCATCAAATGTGACTGCACATTCGGCGGGTATATCGTGGTTCCCGATGTGGATAGTAGCATCAACCAGAATCTTCCTGCCAGGTTCTCCAAGCGATGTGTCAAGCACATTGACATAGCAGGTTTTCTCATTGATGAGAAGCAGAAGTCCCTGAACAGGGACGTTGAAGAATCTGCAAAGTTTATCCAGCGTCTCAAACTGGACGCCCTTCCCTGCATTGTTCGCAAGAGCCGTGAGAGCAGGGCGAGACACGCCGCACCGTTTGGATAGCTCTAGGATCGACAGATCGTGAACAGCCACTAGGTAGGGCAATAAAGAAATCACCATGTTATCACCTCCTTTACATCATATGATACACAAAGCAGTATCAAGTGTAAAGAGAAAAAACATTGTGCTTATACTATTGACAACAAGTCAATGCAGCTGTATCATGAATATGCAAGATGAACATAATCGTTACAGCAAGAAAGAGAGGGACACAAAATGAAAATTGAAAAGGACAGAATGCTTTGGGGCGAAAGCCTCCCGTTCATCGCCGAATACGTAGCGGATGAACTGAAAATCGCTGATTCCGATATTCTCGTGAAGAACATCGGGATCAAGGACCCGATTCCCTGTGAGTACACCTTCGTCGTGGACACGCATCTGGTGTATATGTACTTCAAGACGGCAGAACATTACGGTCTTCAGTTGGTGGTCAAAGCACCAGGAAGCCTTGAGTTCTCCTGCGGCACGTTCGGAGAAGTCGTTGAAAACATTCGCTGGCTCGCAGCCAGTGAAGAAGAGGAGGTGGGCTAAATGGGATGGGACAGATTCGACGATGGGCTCTACGATGAGGTAGAGAATGATTATGCGTGGCATTGTCTCTACGATGACCCGAACTATGAACCCGAACCCTGCGTCACAATGTCGGAAGAGGAGGCGGTCGAGGATTGGTTCAAAAACCATCCTGACGTTACCGTCATCACTAGGCACGACGATGGAAACCTTTACGACAGTAAGGGACGGTTTGTGTACGGGTTTTGAAAGGAGTGACATAGATGAAACTTTGGGAAATCTCCAAACTTATGAATACTGACCGATTGTTCAAAGTCAGTGATGACGCCTCTGTGGATACAGAGACGGGCGAGGTATTCGACAAAGAATACCTCGATAACCTGCCGATGGAGCAGGAAGAAAAGAGCCGCAACGTAGGGCTTGTCATCAAGAACATGTCGAATGACATGGAGCAGATCGGCAAGGAGATTAAGCGGTTGACTGCGATGAAGAAATCAACGCAGTCGAAAATCGAAAGCCTGAAGTCCTACATCCTTACTTACGGATGCCCAGTCAAGGACGTAGCGGTCACTATCCGCTTCTCTAAAGGGCGAGAATCTGTGGAAGTAGAGAAGGGCGTCGATCTTCCGGCACCGTTCAAGAAATACACATGGACGCCGAACAAGACGGAAATCGCGAAAGCCCTGAAAGCAGGGCAGGAAATTGAAGGGTGCCGACTGGTGAGAAAGCCGTCGGTATCCGTGAAATGAGGCGAAAAAATGAACATACAGAAGTTAATTAACGTGATTGCCAAGTTGCAGGTGGGGAAGGACCACAAGAATCAGTTCGGCGGATACAGCTACAGGAACGCCGAGGACATTTTGGCGGGGCTGAAACCCCTGATGGTTGAGTACGGAATAGTCGTACTCATCGGAGACACCATTGAAATGGTGGGCGATCGGTACTACGTCAAAGCGACGGTCAAGGTATACGACACCGAGGACGGCTCTCTTCTCGCGGAGAACTCCGCCTATGCTCGCGAAGCGGCTATGAAGAAGGGCATGGACGAAGCGCAAATTACAGGTTCAGCTTCGTCCTACGCCCGCAAGTATGCGCTTGCAGGGATGTTCAATCTCTCCCCTGCCGCAGACCCAGACGAACTTGAACCTGCGAAGGAAGAGAGAACGCCTACAGAGACAAGGAAGCCTACAGAGACAAGGAAGTTCCCGATCGAGAAGGTCGTGGAAGTCCTTGCCCGTCACAACATTGATGCCGGAGACTTCGCTCGATTGGTCTGCAATGCGCCAAGCATCGCAGAAGTCTCGCCAAAGGTGGCAGACGCCATTGTGATGGACACGGAACGTGCGGTCAACAAGTACATGGCACTCGACCAGGCACGACCGCAGGGGGCTTAAATGAAGTGGGTAAATGCCATGGGGTACTCGCTCCAACCTTGCGAAAAGCAGGGGTGGAGCGTCTTAACCCTCCATCTGATGACGCCGCAGGATAAGCTGGACGGCATCATCAAGCTGCTGAAAGGCAAGTTTAATCTTGCGCTTAAACGCTATGAGAAGCCGCGAAGCCTGAACGCCAATGCGTATGCATGGGTGTTAATGGACAAGATAGCGAAAGCCCTGAATATAACGAAAGAAGAAGTTTATTCAAGAGCTATCAAGCAGGTGGGCGTATTCGAGCCTATCAGCGTAGACATAGCCGCCTATGAGCGTTTTAAGCGAAATTGGGAACGTCAGGGACTGGGGTGGCTTGTCGATCCGGTAATAGACGATGGCGCCAAAGTATACTTCAATGCCTATTACGGCTCATCGGTTTACTCATCTTCTGAGATGGCGCGGCTGATTGACTGGATAGTAGAAGAAGCGAAGCTCCAAGGCATCGACGCAATGACGCCAAGCGAACGCGCACGGCTGATTGATGAATGGGGGAAAGAGAATGGAAATCAAAAAGGGTAACAAAATCAGGCTTTCCCCACTGGGGTACAGGAGAATCTGTCAGATGGTGGACGAGAGAGCTTCTCCGGAAGGATACAGACGCTGCGAGTGGTGTGGGAAGTCCGTAGGACGCTTTCACCATCACCACATCCGCTTTCGCAGCGCAGGTGGTTCAGACACGTTGGAGAACTTGATTCTCTTGTGCGAGAACTGCCACGAAATCTATGCACACGGCGACAACGAGCGAAAGTATCGCGTCCTTTTCACAGACTGCCGGATGGACGTCGGACGCATGAAAGCATGGAACGAAGCTCATAAAGGCGAGGCGGAGAGGATTTACAGGAGGTTCAAGAAGTGAGTACGAAGAATTGGGACGTCTGCGACCAACTGAATTATCAGTTTGTGCCGGTGCCGCGAGCTTTGGCAAGAGGGTTCAAGGATCTCTCTATCAATGCTAAATGGGCGTACTCGCTCATGCTCGACCGGATGATGATGTCGCGCCAGAACATCGACCGCTTCCACGACAAGAACGGCATGTTCCTCTTATTCAACCGAAGCGAGCTTGCCGAGGTCATTGGCACATCTGAAAGCACCGTTAAGCGAATCTTCGCAGAACTCAAAGGCGAAGGATTGATTGAAACCAAAGCGCAAGGGTTTGGAAAACCACAAAAAATCTACCTCAGGAAATTGTCTGAACTTGCCAGTGCCAAAGAAACGTATTCTACTCACGGCAGTAGAAGGCGGGTCACCAATGACCCGTCTAGACGGACCACCAGTGACCCAACCAGTCGGGTCAAATTGAACCATCAGGCGGGTCAAATTGAACCATCAGACGGGTCATCAGTGACCCGTCTAGACGGACCACCAGTGACCCGTCCTATTGTGAGTAATACCTACATGAGTAATACCTACAAGAGTAAGACAGAGAGTAGTAGGAGTAGTAGATCTAACATAGCAGTTAATGGTTCAGTCGGAAAGACAACTCCAACTCCAACTCAAAGCAACTTTGGCATTTCTGTAGTGACACCAACGTTAGAAAAAATTCGAGCGTTCGTTGAAAAAAATAACTTCACCTTCTCACCAGAAAAATTCTACGACTACTACAACGCAGTTGGATGGAAGGTAAGAGGGATGCCGATTACAGACTGGCAATCGCTTTGTAGAAGCTGGCAAGCAAGAGAAAGACCTGCCGAAACGAAACATGACATTCCTCATATCAAAGGCTACTTTGAGATGACGGAAGAGGAAAGAGAAGCAGCAAGGCGAAGGCAGGCAGAAAGGAATGGAAATGGACGAACAGGCGAAAGCGCTTATTGCGGAACTGATGGAGATCTCCCGTTCTAGCCCGAAAGAAGAACCCGAAGAAAAGCTATCCAAATTCCCTTGTAAGCGTTGCGGCGGTAAAGGTTGGATATTCTACCGCATGGACGGCGTGGACAAAGCGTGCAGATGCCCGGATTGCAGAGAAGCAAGAGACTTGCACTTCTACCTGCGGTCAAGCGGAATCAAGCCGGAGAACTACGAAGCGTTCACGATGGAGCGTTTCAAGACGGATAACATCATGGCGTATGAGATGAAGCGTCTCGCGCAAGGGTTCCTGAAAGACCCGAACGCTAAAGGGCTTGGGTTCTTCGGTAGACCAGGAACAGGCAAGACACACATCTGCATCGCTACCTGTCAGGCGATGAAGCGAGAGCATCACTACTGGCAGTATCGCAGAGAGATACAGCGAATCAAGGCGGTCATGTACAAGAATTTAGACCGCTATGACGAGATGATAGCGAGGGTATCGCGGTTACCGTGGCTTTACATCGACGACCTCTTCAAGGGGGCAATCAAGGGGAGCGAGATGCAGAGTCAGGATCAGCAAATCATGTTTGACATCATCAATTCGAGGTACGTCAATCGGATGCCGACCATCGTCTCGAGCGAGTTTCCGCTTGACGAGATAACGAAGGCAGACGAAGGGATCGGGAGCAGGCTGAAAGAAATGCTTGAACCCTATGTGTACACGGTTCATGGCGAGAACAGAAGGTTGAAAGGGGCTTAGTTATGAAGAAATTTGTGTTGGTCGGCGGGGCAAAAGAGCAAATCAATAAGATTTTCGAGAAGGCGGGAGTTACTAAAAAGGAAGTAGCGGAGCTTCTCGATATTTCTGCAGGAGCGTTGCACTACAAAATGAATGGCGACCGTTCATCGTTCAGGTTGAGGGAAGCCAAAGCGCTTTTAGACGCTTTCCCAGAAATTCCCAAAACGGCATTCAAGCTGTACCGCTATGGAGACCATGTCGCGAAGGCAGCACCAGTGGCAAGCAAGGGCGCAATCGAGGTCAAGAGAATTTCTAACGGATACGAAGCACAGTTTACAGGCGTGGACGGAAAGATTCACAGCGGGTATGGCAAGACGGAAATTGAAGCAAGAAACAAGGCGGAAGAGCGGATGAAGTCGATAACATGCCCGAAGCAGGAAACGGTGCCGGGTGATAAAGCGGGAATCAATATCAGCGGCGATGAAGCGATGGTGCTTCTTAATCAGCTGATGCTTGACTTACGCAACGGAGCAGTCAGCGAGAGCGATAAACCAGTTTTGAAATCAATCTACATGAGGCTTGCGGTTCAAATCATCTAAGAACGTGTTCATTTGACCTCTACAGGCGTTTGCAATGACTGCATGATGATTTATTGAATAGATAGGGCGAAGCTCTGAAATGGCGTTATAGAGAATTTACGAAAGGAAGCAGAAAGATGGAATTCTGTATCAACCGGGTTATGCTGCTCGGGAAAGTCGGAAGAGATCCAAAAATGGTAGCAACGAAGAAGGGTTCTGCGATGGCGAACTTCTCCGTGCAGTGTGTCGAGAGATACCAGTGGAACGGCGAGTGGCACGAAAGAACCGCGTTTATCCCGTGCGTAGCTTTTGGGAAGACTGCGGAACTCATCGGGAACAACTGCCGCGCGGGTTCTGACGTTTTTGTTGATGGAAAAATCAACGTCAGGAGCTATGAACAGAACGGCGAGAAGAAATGGGTAACCGAAGTAAACGTAGACCGCGCAGAGGTTGGGATGCAGGGCGCACCGCAGGCGGCAGCGCAAGGCTCGCAGTGGGGCGGATTTGGTTCGCAGCCGCCGAAAGGAAACTTCGGACAGTTTGGCGAGGAAATGTCACAAGAAGATATCCCGTTTTAGGAGGTAAGACAATGAGAGTACATACATCAGACGTTATCGAAGAGCTGAAGGGGAATGAATACGGTTATTCACATGTATGTGTGAATAACATTGTGAATATGTTCATCAACAAGCTGATTGAGCATGTAAAGAACGGCGATGAGGTTGTTATTCGGAATCTTGTGAGATTCAAGACGATCGACATTGAGGTGCGAACCTTCCGCTCCAGCTTTGATGGTCGCGAGCATGTCGTTCCGGCGCATCAGAGAGTAACCGCGAAGCCTTCGCCGACATTCAAGAAAGCGTGACGCGATGAACAGGGCAATGAGATTTTGCGGATGCGCCGCAAACTTCGGAAGGTTGAATCTTTTGCAGGCGGCTAGCTTGTCGCACATGCAGTACAGCGAGTTTAGCCGTCATATGGAAGAACTTGGTCAGAAAGGGAAAACTGTAGTAGACGGAGCAGAAATCGACAAATGCGAGAAATGCGGGCAGCCGGTTGTAGAGGGTGAAGGGCATCATTGCTTAAGACCGCGTAAACACATCGAAGGTATCCCTGTCGCGGCAAATAGCTTGATTCGCGGCGCGGTAAAGACTTGCGAATGGTGCCGGAAAGACTTCAGGACGCAGCAGAAACGCGCGAGGTACTGCTCAATTACTTGCAGAGACAAGGCGCGAAAGCTCAAGGAAACGGAAAGAACAGCGAGGGAAACAGGCTTGAAATTTGCATATATTTTGATGAAAGCGATTTACCGCAAGAACGAACTTATCTGCCGCGATGAAATCGGCTTCTTCGACAAGCTGGAAGACGTCATCAGGGCGTTTGAAGACTGCGTGGATGTTGCCAAATGGCAGAATGACGTAAAGAGAAAGAGCCGCACAAAGGCTAACGAAGTCGTGAAAATCAAGGTTGAGAGAGCAAAGAAAACAACATACCTTGAAGACTTCGACTTAAAAATCAGAGACGGGAAAACGAAAGTGGAAATTTGGATCATGGAAGTCCCGGTGGGGATTATCGTACCGACGCAGATTAACGGCGTCAGCATGACAGAGAAAAAAATCGAGTTAGCTAGAAACTGGAGGAGCGAGCAGAATGACAATCATTGTTAATGGAAAGAAAGCATACATCAATCCGTCTGTGGTCGATATTACGGGCGGAAAACTTACGGTAGACGGGGCGGTTGTTAAAGCGAAGCTGACAGACAACGAGCAGGACGACGTGATGCACGCATGCGAGTATGACAGTGTCGCGTACATCACCACCGATGATTGAACTGACATACCGCGGCAGGCTCCCTTCGACAAATGACCTTATTCAGCTAAACCGGACTAACCGATTCGCTGGTGCGTCAATGAAAAAGACGTATACTAGGGAGCTTGCAGAGACGTTCAGGGCGCAGACAAGCGAGAGATTTACCGAACATGTCACATGTACCGTGAAATTCTTCGAGGATACCATGCGCCGCGATGACGATAACGTCATCAGCGGTTGCAAGTATCTTTTAGACGGACTAGTGACCGCGGGCATCATAAAAGATGACAGTCCAAAGTACCTGCATCTGAAAGCGGAGCGGTTTCAAAGCAAGTTGTTGGTCGATGGGAAGAAAGTGCCGTACATTACTGTACGAATCGAAGAAAGCGACGTAAAGGATTACATGTAAAGGAGAGCAAAGATGGAAGAACTGAAAATTCACGGACAGTATGAGAAGGAAGATGGAAAGAGAATCATGCGTCTCATCAATGAAATCAAGGTGAGAGGAATACGGCTTGCGAAAATCGTAGACGAAGGAGATATGACGATTATCGCCAATATCATCGCAATGAGACTTCTCCAGTATGCTGCCGAAAAACAAATCGAACGCAGCGAAAAGGAGGTGGGAGAGCTTGAGGATAAGTTTCTCCATGGGCTGATGCTTGTTGAACGCGACAACAGCGACAACACACTCATGACAGTGGAAGAATTTTTAAGAACAATCGATGCCGTGAATTTTGATAACATTCTCATCATAAATAAAAGTGGTAAACCGCTGTATTACGGAGACAGAAACAAGGAAGTCCCCGAAAAATTCCGCCATGCGCGCGTAGATAACTCGGCGATTAACGAGGATTATGACATGGTTATTGTTTTGGCGAATGAGGGGTGAGACGGCATGTATTTTAGCCAGCTTATCAGCACACTGCAAAACCCAACCATCGCGGTTGCGGTAGTTGAAGACGGCGGAGCGATTGAGTATACAGGCGAGTTGTTCGATCTGCCATTCTGCCGTTTCAGAGAATGGCACGATTTCAAGGTGGTTGACATCACGCCGATGTATGCGGAAAAAGAGCAGAAACCGTTTTTGCGGATTGAGATTGATTATGCGGGAGGGAAGAAGAAATGAAACTTAGAGAATTGGTGGAAAAGATTGATAACGATGCCCCTTTATTTATAGTTTGGGGCCCTAACGCTGAAGCTATATTCAAAAGAGAGCACGATCCTGACGTTATTCCAGAGAACTTATTGAAAATGGAAGTCGCAATAGTTTTCAATGAATTTAACTCCCTGCATATACACGTGAAAAGGAATTCGAGGAAGGGTAGCTTTAGAGAACTGCTTAACTGCCTTCATGATTACGAATATATCGACGTGTACGTCGTCAACCGTGATGGCGCGAAAGAAAAAGTATATTCTGGCCGAGTTGCACTTTGCACCAATTATAAATATGACAATTATCTAGTAAAAAGAATTAGTCCTCATAGGTCTGAATGGGGCGATAAACTCGAAATAGAGATAGAACCAGTGCGAAGAGAAGAGGAAGACACGCAGGAGGGCAGAAGAAATGAAACTGATTGATTTATTAAGCGTCATCCCTGATGAATGTAAAATCGGCATTGCGCACCCTGAAGATCAGAGGCATGGAGTTATTGGGTATAAAGATGACGCTATCACGCGATTTGCATACAGGAACAAGCTCATTAAAGAGCAGGTAGAGAACATGGATGTAAGACACGTTTACCCAGCTGCCGATGTACAGGGGGCCGATACACAGCTGTTTGGGATAGATACACTACCGCTTTATGTCAGTCTCGAAATCATAATAGAAATAGAGTAGGAGTTGGTGAAAGAATGTACCTTGAGAAATTAACGAGAGAAGACATAGAAGAGCTGGAAAAAGTTGTCATGGGTTGCGATTCTTTTGACCGCAAGCAAACACAAATTCATATCGACAGTAACCAAAATTTATATGTTACGTTTTGGGAGGAAATACCGCCCGATGACGATGAACCGGAACAAGAAAAATGTTATGCGGAAACGAGGTATGTATATTATGACTTTGAACCGCCTGACATTTGCGACTGGGAGCCTTTCGATCCATCAGAGATAAATGCCGCATACTTCAAGTGGATGGTGGACAAGTTTGGCGAGAAATACATTAAAGACTATTTTGAATATCATACTGGCGTCAAAGTATGATGAGAGGGTGTAGAAAATGACAGTTAGCGAAGTTTTGAAAAACGTGGATAAAAGTCTTGTGCATTTTGCTATTTTTGAATCAATCAATTCGAATAAATCCATGTACGAAAATATCGACACGATAACAAAACGCGGAAGAATTGTTCATCCGAAGTTTCCGTATACATTGGAAGAATTAGAAAATAGGGAAGTGTGCGACATTTTTCCCGATTATTGCCCTGAGCTTTGTCGATATGATGATGACCCGTCAATAAGCGGCATTGATATTGAGGATACCATTGAACCGGTGCTGGTGATAATTGTGAAAGGAAAAGAAAAATGACAGTTGGGGACTTTTTGGAAATCTGCAGTAAAGAGGATGCTGTATGCGTGTATGATGTTGCGACAGATAAATATTTATACGACAGTTACAACAGCAGTTACGGCAGTTTAGAAAACGATAATGTGGACGATAAGATATTACGCATGACTGTGCGCGAGGTGGGGACTGGGAACCAGTTTGGCATTGTTATAACGGTTGATTCATGCAGGAATAATGTTGTCGTATTGTAGGAAGGAGAAACAAGAATGGCTACATCAAATGATTCTAACAATGGGTTTAAAGTAGGCGATATTGTTTACTACCCAATGCTGGGAAGAGGGAAAGTGTGCTCCGTTTCCAAGGAGTTAGATAGATCTATCAGTGTCAAGTTTGACTCTGGTGGGCTCTATAGCTTTTACCCATGGCAGCTTTCCAAGACGCGTCTGGGCAGCTTTTTTGCTTTAGGGTGCGGGGTATCTATTGCTTTAGTGGTGGTAGCGGTCTTTTTAATCGCATGGCTTATATCTTTCATACCTGTTTTTGCAGGGCTTAAATACATTTTTGACTAGGAGGATAAAATGGGAGAACTAAAAGAACCCACGGAAAAGCGGGAAGCGGAAGGTGAAGGTACTAAATATATAGAACGGATGAGAGCACTTCAAAACCACGCAGAGGAACTAGAAAAAAAGAGAAAGCAGATGGAGAAATTCAAAGTTGGTGATAAGGTTCATTCTTCTGCGCTGGGGGATGGAATTGTGACAGAGATTAGGGCGCGAGGTGATTACCCCATTGTAGTAAAATGGGCAAAAGGTTCTCCATATGCTGATTCTCATTCTATTTTTACATTACAAGGACACTACGATGATGGTATGGAGACAGACAACGATATCCACTTATTAGCAGCAGAAGAAGAGGATATCGTGAAAGAGGACAAGATTAAAACAGATGATGCAGTCAATCCATCTCATTATCAAGTTGAAGGCATCCCAGAAGCTATTGAGATTATGGCACACCTGATGACGAAAGAACAGTTTGAAGGCTTCTTGTGGGGTAACATTCTCAAGTATGCGTATCGGTATGGGCGTAAAGGCGACAAGGAAGAGACAGCAGGTAAGATTGCGTGGTATGCAAAGAAGCTGGAAGAGGTAGAAAACAATGATTAAATTTATCGACTTTATTAAAACTTTGGACATGGACGCACATGTCCACATTATGATTACGGGAAACCCACCAGGCACTGTTTTTAAGGGAGTACTTTCAGATTTTCCGATTGGGACATATTTGGATGTAAAAGACAAGGCGGCAGATTCTGTTTGTGCCACTAGGATAGAAGAAGACATTGACGGACTTGTATTTCTAGCTTCTCCGTCACATAGCATTGAAGCAGAACGCTTAAAAAAGCATGGTTATCAAGGATTAGTAATGGTTTGGTATGAGGGTATCTACCCTGACGATACGTCAAAAAAAATAACGAAGGCGCAGGTTGATGCGGTTAAAAAGCTCATTGAAGCTGGATTAGTTAGTGGGGCAAGCTATGAAAATTGAAAAGATTACAGTATCGGGGTTAAACAGTGCAATGGCTGCTATTGGATTAAGTTACGGAGATGAATATGATCCGTTAAAGGTCAGTACTAAAAAACTTGCAAACACGCTCGTTAGTCGTGGAGTTAGTAGCGGCGAAGCAAATTTTCTTGTCGGAGCCCGTGTTGGTATGACAATCACGGCAAGTATAAAGTGGTGGCAACAGGCGCAGCGTTATCACTGGTTTGACATTGTAATGAGCCAGGGCTTAATGCATTGCGTGGCGAAACGCAACTGGACATTTGCGGAAGGGACACCGAAAGAGGTAATAGAGGCGTTTGAGAATAGAGTAAATGAATTTTATGATGCACTGCGAAAAAAAGAAACGGTAGATAAAAACGTATTGATCTATAGCGTTCCAGTAGGTTTGGAAGAGCGAGCGCGTGTAAATACCAATTATTTACAGCTAATGAACATGTACAAGCAGAGAAAAAATCACGCGCTGCCGGAATGGCAAGAGTTTTGCAGAGTGGTAGAAACACTCCCGAGGATGAAAGGTTTTTTAAAGGCAACAGGAGAGTAAAAATGTACAGAAATGAAAAAGGCTGCTTATGTAACTTGCTTGATTGTGGAATTGATGACCTCGAAATAATTAAAGACTGCAAGTATGATCTTCGCGAACTCGTTAATAGATATATCACGTATGAAGAAGCAATGCCTGATATAAATGGGTTAATTGAAGAGATTTTTTTTAAAGGAAGGGATGCTTTAGACACAGTAGTGTGGAAAGAATTAAAGCGTCTTAAGCTAAATGGTATCAATGAAAATGAGTCATCCCTAAAAGAAATTGGATCTTTGTGTGCATACGATGACATTCGTTATGAGGCTAATTGTTTCGTTCCATACATCAGATTTGTAGGGAATGAAAAATTATGGCGGCGTTATTTTCAAAAGGAGATTGAAAAAGTCGAGAATGATATGGGATTCGAGATTCAGCATAGCGACGAGTTCATCGGAAGATAAAGGGAGTGAGTAGGGGTGTTATTGTATGATTTTTTAACCAAAACTAATCCCAAAACGTTAGTGTACGTCTACGATAGTCATAGCCACGCACCGATTTTTTACGATTTCCTTGATAATTGGCTTTACGCTGATGTTCTTGCAGGAAAAGAATGGGAAGTTAAGTGTTGGAAGCGCGCAAGAAACGGCGACGAATTGAGGGTATATGTCACACCGGTAAAGAAAGAGCAGGAAGAGGCGATGAGGAATGAGTAAGAAACAGCTGGCGCAAGCAGGCGTGCTGGCGGCTATGATTACCGTGTTGTTTGAGTATTTAATGTTTTACCACGCTTGGCTGCTAATCAATGGGATTTGCACTTTAGGGATATTTGCGTGCATCTTCTTCTTGGTAGTACTTGTGTGGACGAAGGGCGCGATTCTTCCGAACCCATATCCATATTGCCACGTGGTATTAAAGAAGAGAGGGAAAGAAGATGAATAAAGTATTCAACGAAGGAGAGCCCGTCTATTCGCCTAAATTTGGGAAGGGGTTCGTTTTAGGCGCCGATGTCGCTAAAGCGACAGGACGGTATCACGTGTTAGTGAGGTTTGAAGGGCTAGGCGACGTGCCATATTTTTGTGACGGTAGCCGCTACGGACGCGCACGCCCGAGCTCGGAGGACATTGCGATTGAAGCAGAATGGCGAGAGATAGAAGAATCATAAGGAGGATACGAATGAATAAGAATATATTGGAATTTTACGGAGTGCTGGCGAACCTCAACATCGCAAAGGAAGAAGCTGCTGAGCTTATCCATGCTATCTCAAAGTGGGAACGAGCACACGGCGTCGGGTACAAAACAGATACCACGCCAGAGAAAGCGAAAGAGAACCTCATTCAGGCGGTGGCGGATTGTCAGAACGCACTGGATAGCATGGTCTATTCACTGCTTTTAGATAGAGATGCGATCAAGAAGAAAATCGAGGAAGCTGATGAAAGGGCAGAGCGGCTTTATAGGGGGAAGGTATGACTTGGAAAAAAGAACACAGCAGATCCTTCGACATGTGTTTCTGTAATTCGGATTGTACAAACAAATCCTGTGACAGATGCAAGAAAAGCAAGCATTTTGAAGCACTACAAGAATACATGAATCGGTATCCGTACTATCGTTATGCGGTTTCTGACTTTAGTTATAAATGCGAGGAGTACAAACATGAATAAAGCAAAAATGCTTCCGCTTGACGATCTGATGGAGCAGATGATTATCAGCGCGGAGCGGTACGCGTTGGGGAGAATGACATACATCGTGAGCGACACGGTTGGCTTCATTCTTCCACTAGTGCCGCACTTAGGCACTAACACGCTGCATGTGTTAGATACAGATTTCCGGTGCGCAGAAGCTGAAAACAAACGGCGCGATGATGATTTTGCTGGCATGGGCTTTGACGTCTGGGGAATGGACTACGATAAGAAACGGTGGTTTGACCTCTGGGGAGCTGTCAAAGGGGAACTCAAAAGGAGAAGAAGTGAGAATGAAACTTAGAGACTTGATCGGGATTTTGATGACAAAAAACTATGAAGGAATCGAGATATACGACGCTGAGAATGTCAGGCAAGAGCGCGGCATGCTGCTTTATGCTCGCAGATGGGATGACAGAGACGTTCAGGAACTGCCTGACGCCTTACTTGATCGAGAAGTCGCCGCGATTTACGGAGACTTAGACTACACTCGCTGCATTGATGACATTTTCGATACGCCTGACGCCGTAACTGTCATTGAATTGAAAGGAGAAGCAGATGGAAACAAGTCTGTATAACTGTATCGAATATGTGTCTACCCTGATCGTGATTTTAGTTTTGGGCTTGTACTACATGTACATTAAGGGAGGAAGATAATGGCGGATGATATTGCAATCGGGTTCGTTATCGCGTGTGCATTCGTAACTGCCTGCTTTTCCGGGCTATCTTACTATGTACTGCGTGACATTTTGAAAAAGACCGGGGCTTTCGTTGTGATAGTCCCGGACGCGAAGGAGGATAATCATGAGAAAGTTTAGCAAATTGGATCAGTGTATGAAATCGGAATTGCCGATCCGCGCGACGAAGCATAGCGCAGGGTACGATTTTTATGCCGCCGTGCCGGTAGAAATTAAGCCGGGTGAGAAGTATGTTATCCCTACAAATACTGCGGTAGAGATGGACGAAGATGACGTCTTACTCATCTTCCCGCGTTCCAGTTATAGCATAAAGTTCGGGCTGGAGCTTGTTAATTCTGTAGGCGTGATTGACGCAGACTACAAGGACCAGATCTTTATCTGCTATCGCAACACCGGGGATGAACCATTTTTTATAAAGCGCGGGGATCGTATCGCGCAGGGAGTTTTTGTCAAGTTTTTTAAGACTGATGATGACAGTGCAAGCGGAGAAAGGCGTGGAGGCGTAGGATCGACAGGTGTATGACCTTGGAGAAGGGGCTCTAAGGTCGGTTAGGTGGCACATCGCCAACTATCACAACATCAGAAAGGCAGTTTACGAAAAGAGACTAGAGATGAAACGGAGAAGCGGCGCACCTGAACGACGCTCGCAGGGATTTGTATCGGACCCGACGCAGACGGAAGCATTAAAAAACCTCACGCCCTTGAGAATGGTAACGATATCAGGCGGCGAGGTTCAGAAGCCGGAAACGTGGCTCGCAGCGATTGACAAGGTTATGAACATGCTGGAGCGGCACGATCAGCGTATCATAGAAGTGTCGTTCTGGGAGCATCACACGTGGCAGGCGTCTGTAGATGCCCTGCACATGGATAAAATGACGTATTACAGACGCCGCGACAAACTCATGACACTCTTTGCTATCGAGTGCGCAGCACGCGGGCTAATTCGCATTTAGAGCAATATAAAAGTGGCTAGTGCTTACATTGCACCAGCCACTTTTATATTTATTTTATTCTTCTACGAAGAAAGAAAAACCATCATCGTCCATGAGCCACTGCCCACGTGGAGAAATATAGATTTCCGTTTCTTCATATGGCACGGCATCGCCGTTCTCATCCAAATATGTACTGATAGATTTAACGTAGTCAGGATCGAGCACTTCTCTAACGTCTTCGGAAGTCGGGGCATCCACGGTCTCATCCATCGTCTGCCACTCCGTCCAGCTATGGTCATCAGTGAGATGCCGGACTTCAATCTTATAAGTCCGAACGTGATAGATTTCTTTAAGCTCATCCGCGCCAGCTCCGCCGTGTTCATAGCAGCCTACAATCTTTTCTGCTTCTTCGTCGGACACCGGCGCACAGTCCCAGCAATCGCGGAAAGAACATGCATCCGTGTAATCTATCAGCTCTTCAATGCGTTCAGCATGCGTGCCGTTATCGCGAGCAGGCGCGTCAAGCGTAGTGTCGGTCCATGCGTCATAAATATCCCAAAGTGTCATAATAAAATCTCCTTTCAAATCAGAAAACCAACCTAATAATATTATACCCGTTCTCAATGTCATAAATTAGCTAAAACGGGAAGTCCTGCTTCTCTTTCCAGTTTATTTCCTTGTCTTCCTCTTCTGTGAGCGGCGGCGCAATCTTGTACGGCGGCACCAGACCACGCATCGTAAACCAGTCGGGGTCGAAGAACTCATAGATTTCTATGACGTCCCCGATCCTGGCTGCGCGGATCTTTTTCAAGATCGCGGCGCAGGCGTGGAGATATTCTTTCCTGACGGCTTCACGGTGCGGGAAGTATCTCCCCGGCTGAATGATGATTATTCTATCGTCATCCTTCCACCGTCCGTCTATGACTGCGGACGTTAGACTTTCTCTTTTTGAGAACCAGCCACGCTTGAACATGACCGAGAATACGGACGGCGAACCGCCGGAAAGGGTGGCAGCCATATAATTTTTCTCACAAATACGCATAAATTCCGTTGCGTGTTTCCTGCACCATGCGCGTCTACTTTCTGTGACCAGCACGGCGGTGCCCTCCTTTCCCTGCATTCTCAAGTAAGAGTTTGAAAGCGATGCATGCGAATACGACGTACAACAATTCAAACCAGCCCATGAAAACATCTCCTTCCATTTTAATATAAGTGAACTTAGATGGAAAGGGGCTTTTAAGGATGCCCCTTTAGAACCTTATTCAAAATCTTTCGGGTCAAGCCAGAATACTAGATTCGGACTGACTTCAAACGTAAGCTCATACTCGTTATTCGCGTTCGGGTCGTCTTCCTCCCCGTATGAGTTCCGCAACAAGTATGTGTCAATGCCGATGACTTCCGCATTTTCCACCTCTTCGGGCCGAAATTTGTTTTCGTTGTTTTTGCAAAAGTCACCGATAACGCCGTACACAGAGCTATTCCCCATGTTCACGTTTCCACAATGCGTGCGGATCATTATCTTGTGCTTATACTCACTTTCGTCAACCAGCCGGAGTAATTCAATCAATTTCATAGTTTTCTCTCTTTCCCCCGTTTTTACGGGAATAACAAATAAATAGCAGGTGGGATGGAGCTGATACGGTTCAGCTCCTCAGAAACCTTAAATATTGCCGCGGTCGCGAAGGCTTGTGTAGATGCCGTCACCGATAATGACATGGTCGAGGACTTCGCAATCAATGTACTTTGCGGCTTTCGCGAAGTTCTCCGTAAGTTCTACATCCTCTTTCGACGGTTCAGGATAGCCGGATGGGTGATTATGCACGAGAATCAAGCCGTAAGCCTTAAATCTTATTGCCCACTTCATCGCTTCTTTTACGTCAGCAGGTGCGGCGTTCAGTCCGCCGATGCTGATTTCTTTCCAGCCGATTAGCCTGTTTTTAACGTTTGTATATGCGACACAGAAATGTTCCTGCGTCTCATGGCGGAGCCGCTCCATGAAGAAGCGGGAAACATTTTCAGGGTTTCCGAAGTTTTCGCGGTTCCGCTTGTCATATGCAGAATCGAGGCGTTTTCCCAATTCAATAGCCGCCGCTACTTTGATCGCCGCCGTTTTAGTCAATCCGGCAGCTACTACAAAGTCTCTCCAATCTGCGGACGAAAGCGCGGTGTATTCGCCGCCGTAGGCGTCCACGCATTCGCGGACCACGTTCCCTGCTTTCGTAAGGGACTTTTCAGCGTCACCGCCGATGATAATCGCGAGAAGGTCGTACAGGCTCGCGATTTTCGCGCTTTCCTCAAATCTGTTTACCGGGTAATCTTCTTTCACTAGTTTCATTTTTATTCTCCCTTCCGGTGGAATACTCCACCAATGACATACATATCTATAGCCGTGTCTCGCTCCGCGTCTCTGACGGCGCGGTCAACGTCTGCCGTCTCAAACGTTTCCCAATGGTCCATAAAGCGGAAACCATGGAAAACGTAGTGGACGGATACTGTGGTCATTCTTAACTCCTTCCTTCCCTTTCGGGAAAAACAAAATTTTTAGTGGGGTGGGACTGATTGAGGCTCAGTCCCCGAGAAGCCGTGCCGCCTTACTTATTCTGCTTCCCTTGCAAACTCTTCTTCATACTGCTTGCATTCCTTCGCGAGCGTCGCGAGCTTCGAAGCGATGTAGTCAAACTCCGCGCCGTGCTTGGCGCTGAGTTTTGCATCTGCTTCAAGGGATGATACAAGGTCATAGAGAGTTTCAGCCGTTTCGCTAAGCCGAACGCTTTCAGCTGTGATTGTGAGTTCTTCTTCTACTGTCATGATTTTTTCTCTCTTTCTCCGCCGTCTGGCGGAATACATAAAATATGAAGTGGGGTGGGGCTGATAAGCTCAACCCCCTAGAAGCTCTATTCTTCGGCAGCCATACCGAGGGATTCATAAATCCAATCACGGTCAAACCACATAATATCGTTCAGGGTGACCCGATCGATGCCGTCCGGGTAGAGTTCTTCAATGAGTTCCATAAACTCATCACCCTTACCCTCTTCCTGGAGCCGTTCAGCTGCGTATTTTGCGCCGCTCCATGCAGATGTGAAAACATCATTCCAATTCATTTCATCAAATACTTTCATAGTGTGCCTCCTTTGAATAATGGCTATGTGCTTACTTTGCAAGCTCTTCGCTTGCTCTGCAAGTATAATAGCACAATCAAAACGCTTACGCAAGGGGGAAATCATTCTTAATGAAACTCTAATTTGTTGACGGTGTAAGCAAAATGGTATATAATGAAGAAAATGCCGATATTGTCGAAGAAAGGGGGGTGATGAGATGGATACAAATGATTTATATATGTTTATTAAGATGACGCTTGTTAAAAACGGGAACATGTCGCAGGCAGAAGCCGGGCGCAGAATCGGGGCAGAGAAAAACAACTTCGGGCGAAAGTTAAAAGCAGGTACTATAAGAGCACTGGAGCTTGTCAATCTGCTGAATGCGCTAGGATACAAAGTTTACGCAGAGAGAGACGGCGAGAAAACGGAAATCAAGTAATACATATATAAGAAAGCCCCCGATCTTACGGTCAGGGGCTTTCTTATGCGATAAAATCGGGAAAGTTGGAGAAATTATGCGAATTTATCGAGTGAAAACGTGGTATAATGATAATGTAAAATAGTATGTAGGAGAGCATACATATAAGTAAGCATCTAGTGATGCGTCGGGTGGCGTGTCACTAGGTGCTTTTTACGTGCAGTCAGCAGACAGAGCCAGGAATCACAAGAGCTTGCGGAGCTTCAGAGGACGGAGAGCAGAGAGCTTCGGAGGGCGTAGAGCGGAGAGCGTGACGGAAGAGACGGGAAAGAGGTGAGAGCAGGAATGGCGGCGACTACAAAATGTAAATACACGGAATGGGAGAAACCGGAAAGGCTGGAGCAGATAAGACGATGGGTGGGTGACGGGCTTTCAGATGCAAAGATAGCGGAGCGCATAGGCATAGATAAAAGCCTGTTAAGCAGATGGAGGCGCACAAGGCCGCATATAAGAGCCGCGCTTACACGCTTAACGCTAGTCGACGGCAAGCAGATAGACAAACACGAACTAGACGCGAGGGGCGGGCGGCGGAAGCTTACGAACGTTGCAGAGCTTAGAGACAAGATAAACGGCTGGATAGCTGAACATAGAGAGCGCGAAGAGCCGATGACAAAGACGAGTCTATGCTTATATCTCAATATCAGTAAATCTACATTAAATGAGTATCTGCATAGAGTAGAGGATAGTACGGAAATCTACGAAAGAAGCGAACTAGACGGAAAACTACACCCTGTCGGGGTAGTCTCCGTGCTAAAAATGGCGAATCTCGCGATAGAATCGGACCTGGAGCGCCGCATGATAAGCGGTAAGGGCAATGTAGCAGGCATCATCTTCGACCTCAAGAATAACCATGGATATGCTGATAAGTCCGAAGTAAGTACGGCAAATACTAATGCTAAGACGGTATCGGATGAAGATATAGATAAGCGCATTGCAGAGTTAATGAACAAATCCGAGGTGTTCCGCCGGAGTAGTTGAAATGATAGATTTATGCATGTTTGCGTATAAAAGTATCATATAAACACGGCGATCTATCCCACTTCATGCATAGTCAATCAGAATGGGCATGGTTCAGGCTATCTCCGGCGGTGCGGATAGACATATGAGTTAGTCATGGTCATGGGTAGGCAGGCATGGCGTCCGTCATGGGTGGCTATGGGCGTGGGCGTGCGTGGGGCATGGGGCGTCTGTAGGGGTGGAAGGAGTCCCATGGCTATGGCATGGGGAGGGGGCGAGTGGGGTCCCCATACAAAGGAATCTATTAGATGTATACCCCAATCGGGAACTCTAAAGAATCAAAAGGAGTCCCTATTCCGAAGCCATAGAAGCGCATGATTCATTAGATTCAACAAAACGCAATTTCCCGAAAAATAATAAAAAATAAAAAAAGAGGTGCGAATATGTCAGAAGATCTCGACAGATTATTACAGAAATGGGTAGAAATACTGCGGATAAAGGACTGGGATATATCTATTCGGTTCGCAAAGCAGCATGAATTATCAGAGCCGTCATGGGAGGGAGAGTGCCGTGTGGCTCCGCAAATCAGTAGAGCGGACATACTGATACTTGCGCCGGAAGCCGGTGAAGAAGGAAGAGATATAGAAGCGTGCGTGGTGCATGAGCTTACCCATGTGCTCTTGTATGCGTTCAATATGGGAAAACCGGGCAGTCTGAAAAACGTGTTAAGAGAATCCGCAGTCGAGCGCATAGCACAAGCACTTATCGCTGCGGATAGGGAAAAGAATAGTTTCGGGCGGTGGAAATCATGGCGAAGTATGTAATAGATGGTGATTGGAACGGAATGGTTTCGCCCGGAAACATAGACCTAGATAGTAGACCGGTGGTGAAGATGCCTAACGGAGAGTACGCAACAGTCAGATCTGCCTCATTTACTATGCCAGACGGTTTAGAATACCTGCTTCCAACAATCACACAAGACGGAAGGGCTTTATGGTGGGCTCCCGACATTATCAACTACTATCGCAAGACCGGGCAATATCTGGGGAAATTCAAGGATGCCGATTCAGCAGATGCTTATGCACAAGCGTTGCATGAATCACAAGAGCAACAGTACGCCGATTTATGGCAGAGAATGAGTAAATAAGAAGGTGGGGAAAGATATGACCGCAGGTATTAAATTTATCGAAACATACGAACATGACGATTACTGTAGCCAACTTTATGACGCCGTTTCTGAATACGAAGCGCAGGGCTACACGGTAGAGATTAAACCGCAAATAGAAATAGAAGCCGACCATGACGAGTTTAGCGGTAACGTGAAAGAGGCGAAACACCTGTACACCGCGCTTGTAATTGCGAGCGACACGGCACTTGAAATTGCGAGCGACAAGAGAACGAGAGAATGACGGAGGCTTTTATTGTATATGGGGTAACTGTTAGCTTCCTACTGGTTTATACGATGATAAGGTGAAGCGATATGCTGAGCAGGGAAGAGAAGGAAGAGCTTCTCACATTGATGGAGACGAAGGCATGGAAGAGCGACCCATGGTCGTTTATTCATGGAGCTTGTCTCACGATGGACGAAGCCGACGAAGGGAAAGTAAAGAATTTCCCTGACAAAGAATACTTGAAACGAATCTGCTACTTGGCAGAGAACGAGAAAATTCTTTGCATACCAAAATCAAGACGTATGATGATGACTTGGTGCTGCCTTGCTATCTGCTTATGGGAAGCGATGTACAGGGAGAACCAAACCATATTCATACAGTCAAAGAAGTTCGATGACTCCGCCTACTTGATGGGCGAGAGCCGTTTTATGTTCATGTATAATAATCTCCCTCATAACCGGCATCGCTTCCCTAAGTTGGAGAAGAAGATAAGTTCCGAGAAAGGCTATAGCTTTCTTCGGTTCAGCAACGGAACAACCATCTTTGCCGTAGCTGAAGGTGCTGACCAGCTCCGACAATACACCGCATCGCGCGTATACTGCACGGAAATGGCTTTCTGGGACAACGCCGAGGAAACATGGATGGCACTTAGACCAGTCATTCAGGGCGGCGGACGTATTCTTATAGACAGTTCAGCGAACCCCGGCTTCTTCTCAAAGATCGTCAATGAGAACATCAACGGGATTGAAGATGAACAGGCGATAGAGAAGCACGAAGAGATTAAGGGGCTTACAGAGTATCGAAGAAACGGGGCTTACATTGCGAGGGTTCACTACACCGCAGACCCTGACAAGCGAGACCCCGAGTGGATAAAAGAGCAGAAAGAAGGCTCTACTGCCGCAGGGTGGGAGCGAGAGTATGAAATCAACTGGGACGTATCGCTCGAAAAGCCCTATTATCCAGAGTTCAGGTACGACTACCATGTAGCAGGAAGTCCGTTAAGACCAGACAAGCGGAGACCTTTGGAGCTGGGCTTCGACTACGGGCTTACCCCTGCTACCATCATCTGTCAGACGACGGCAAAAGGGCAGATTCTTGTCCTTAGAGAGTGCCAGTCATGGGATGTCGGCATGAGAAACCATGCCAAAGCCCTGAAAGCTGATTTGGCGGCATACTACTATGGGTTCTCGCTGAATTGTGTAGGCGACCCGGCGGGCAATCAGCGTTCACAGGCAGATGAAAAGACCGCCAATCAGATACTTAGAGATGATTTTGGATGGTATGTTCAGCCGGGTGCATTGTCGCAGACAGAGCGTGCGGAAGCCGTGCGGTGGTTCTTAACCAATATGACGAGCGATGGGAAGCCGATGCTTTTGATCGACCCGTCATGCACATGGATTATAAGAGCTTTGACAGGCGGCTACCACAGAAAGAAAGTAGGAGAGAGACTTCTTGATGAACCTGACAAGAACGAATACTCGCATATCATCGACTGCCTTGCTTATGTTTGTGCGAAGATATACGCACAGACGAAGAACCCATGGCAAAAAGCATGGCAAGATGCACGGAAAAAAGGCCGTATCCGTAAATGGGGGAAGATGTAATGGAAGCTAATGCAGTCATGGCACTTGCCCCGAAGGGCGAGGAAGTCAGCTTAAAGACGCTAAAGAAGAAAGAAATCGACAAAATCATGAGGGCGGTCACTGATGGCAAGCAAGCTGCCAACGACTACTACAAGTCCTCGATTGAGCCGAAAATTCTTGAAAGAGAAGAAATTTATAATGCCACCAAAGGTCACTACAGAAAGAAGTTTGCACGGCTTTCTGAAATGTCTGACTGGGTGTCAAGAGACGTGAAAACCTCCATCGACTGGATTATTCCGCAGGTCATGGAGGTTTTTACGGGTTCAGACAAACCAGTCAGCGTGCAGGCTCGCAACATGGACAAGACCGATGCGGCGAAGAAAACGGAGATGCTGATTCAGTATCAGCTCGACACGAAGAACGACTACACCACCTTCTGCAATGACGTTTGGACAGATTCTCTTAAACTCAACTACGGCGTTGCCAAGGTTTGGTGGAAGCACGAAGAAGAACATGTGCCGATGCAGGTCATGATTAGCCCGATGGACTATGAAATCATGAATCAGCTTTCCAATGCCGCTGCCGCAGGTGACATAGAAGTCACCAAAATCAAGAAGGTGGACGGCGGTTATTACAATGTCGAATACAACGAGATTCGCGTGACTGACAACTACCCCGTGATTGAAAGGGTGCCGCCGTCGGAGTTCCGGTTCACGCCGGATGCATCATCTATAAACGAGTGCAAGTTTGTAGCCCACCGGAAAATCGTAAAAGGGGACTACCTGAAACGCAGAGAACGTGACGGCGTGTATGAAAACGTGGATGAAGCGTTGAAGAACGCAGGAGACACCAAATACACACAGTACGACACCACGCATAACAGAGGGCTTTCTACAAAGAGCTATCAGCTTACAGATGCGGACAATGCATCCAAGGACGTAGAGCTTTATGAGTGCTATGTAGACGTAGACTATAACGATGACGGCATCTATGAAAAACTCATCGTTCACACGGTGGGCGACAGTGAAGTGCCACTAAAAATACAGACGAACAACTTCAAGAGAGTGCCGTTCTTCGTAAACTGTTCCGAAAGAGACCCGCAGGTCATCTTCAACGAAAAGGCGGGGTTTGCTGATGTTGTAGAGCAACAACAGGACTTAAAGACGGCAGTTATTCGTCAGATGATAGTCAACATCGCAAGATGCAATAGTCCTCAAATGGCGTTTGACCAAGCTAATGTAGACGTAGAAGCTCTTCTTGATAACGAAGATTTAGTCCCTACCAACGGGATGCCAGGAAACCTCATCTATCCGATTTCCACGCCGCCGATGAGTTCAGCGACCATGAGCCTTGTAGACTACGCGCAGAACGAGATTGAAGCGCAGACTGGTTCAACACGGTACAATCAGGGGCTTGATTCCGAATCCCTGAACAAGACCGCAACGGGCATCACAAGCATTATGGGACAGGCAGAGAAACGTCAGAAGAACATGGCGCGTCTGTCTGCCGAAAACTTCTTCAAGCCTATATTCCGCTTCTTAATCCAACTCAATCAGCAGTTTGGCGATTCCGAGCAGATGATTAGGGTAGGAGACAAGAACGTGTCTATCTCAAGCGCGGACGTAAACGTGGACTACGACCTTGTGCTGAATGTGGCGCAGGGGGCAGGAACGAAAGAGGCGCGTATCAACTACCTGATGGTACTCATCAATCAGATATATCCAGTATTCGCGCAACAGGGAATTGTTGATGAAAACAGCTGGTATGTAGCAGGTAAGACGCTTCTTGAGGAAATGGGACTGACGAACGCCGAAAAGACGCTGATAGATCCGACGAGCGAACAATTCAAGCAGGCACAGGCGCAGAAACAACAGTCGCAGCTTGCAATGATGCAGGCACAGCAGCAGGCAGAAATCGCTGCGAAGAAAGCATTGGTAGATGCGAAAGCCGCCGCCGACATAAGAAAGAGCGGTATCCCGAAGGTATCCGCAGGGCTGAACGATCTGCCGCCTGATGCAATAGCCGAGATTTTGAAGAAAATGAACCTTCCTGCAAGTCCTAGAGGAATGGCTCTTAGGAGACCAAATGGATAAGATGACTAGCCGCGAACGAGAAAGACGTTTGCAAGAGATGATAAAGAAGGGGAAAAGCGCGGAGACGCTTTCCTCTTTCCTTGCGGAGTTCCAAAAGACAGAGGAACACGCCGCATTATATGCGCTTCTTCACACATCAAAAGACCCGAACGCCATACGCGCTGATTTGCGTGCGGCGGAGAGGTTCATAGACAACATGATTGCAATCATAAACACAGGTAAGATTGCGGAGTCCAAATTGGAGGATAACTAATGCCAGAGAACGAAACGCCGGTAGAATCCACTCCGGCAGAATCTACACCAGTAGAAACCCACGAAACGCCCGCGGAAGAAAGCCCTCGAATGGGACTTCGCATTGACGAAAGAACAGGCAAGAAGGTCGTAGAGACTATTCCTAGCGGAGCGGAGACAAAAGAGCCGGAGAAAGCCGAACCGACAGAGCAACCACAGGCAGAAGAACCGCCAGCAGAACAACCACAGGTTCAGCAGCCGCAAGTTCAGAAGACGCAGTTCTATTCGCCTGCCGAGCTTTCCCTTGCTATTCAGATGGGGCAGGTGGACGAGAGCAAGATACCGCCTGAATATCAGCCGCAGTACCTTGCCATGAAGCAGCAGAATGCTCCGAAACCACCGCCGCAGAAGAGCGAAGCTGAGCTTCGTAACGAGTTCCTCGATGCGGTCAACAAGGCGGCGCGCGACAAAGCTATGAAAGATGTCGGCATCACCGAAGATGAATTGTCCATGGGTGAGTTTTCCGACAACGATGAAATTCAAACCAAAGTATCTAGGTACAAAGCCGCCCTTGATGTAGCCCGCTCCCAAATCATCAGCGGATATAGCGAACAGGTTCGCATTGAGCAGATGAAGGCGCAGCAGGAGAACGAGTTTAAGAAGGGCGTGGCAGATTGGATTAACGAGCAGAGAGCCGCCGAGCCACACTTTGATGAAATCGGGTTCTTTATGCAGGAGCATTACAAGACAATGCCATATGAAAAAGCGGCTACCATAGCTCCGGCTATTCAGAAAGCCATGCAGGGGAAGCTCGACCCGCAGTCTGCCGAAGTGGTAAGAAGCTACTACGAAGATTGCAGAAAAGAGTTTTACGCAAAGAAGAACGGCACGTCTACGACACCATCGCCCCGCTCCCCATCCGTGGAGAGAAAAGGCACGGGGCAGGACGTTGTCAAACCAATCGACTATGCGGAACAGCTTAGATCTGCACCCGTAAGAGATAAATCTAAGATTGTAGAAGCATGGCTTAGCTCCATGAAGCGGTAAACACACTTTTGTGTTTATATATATTCAGTTCCTGTAATTACCACCAAGGAGGAAAATAATGCCACAGGACGTAACAAGAAAACTGGGACCATCTAGTTCCCAGAGTGTAACCTATGAATCGGTAGGTCAAGCGGAAGACTATTCCCCGATACTCTATAATATCGCCCCGACCTCGACACAGATTCTTTCCCGACTGCCGGAAGGCAAGGAAGTCACTGCCACTGATACCATGTGGATGACAAAACGCCTTGAGCCGCCGAGTGAAAACGCCCACCTTGAATACGAAGAATACAAGTACCATAAGGTAGGTTCTATCGAAGGGCTGAAAAACTACGTTCAGTTCTTCCAAAACACCGGCCTCATTTCTGACGTACAGCGCAAAGTCAAGAAGATTTACAATGTACCGCAGGGCGATGCCATGAGTGAAGCAAAGACCGATGCGTTTACCAAACAGGCACTTGATATTGAATACGCACTCATCACCAACGACAAGGCTCGTATGGGCGGAGAAACCGTAGCACCTCTCATGGGCGGCATCCCATACTTCATGGATCTTGATACCCTTGATGTAACCTCGGCTGCAGAAACAGGCGTATTCACCACCACCAAAGAACATAACCTCAAGACCGGCGATTTTGTTTACTTCATCGGTAAGAAAATGCCTGCTGGTATGAAAGCGGGTGCCGTTTACTACGTAAGACTTGATAAATCCAACCCGAAAACTGCATTTACTATCTATGACAAGATTCAGGATGCGGTACGCGGCGATGACAGCGTAACCACGCAGGTTAAGCCGACCGATGCAGGAACGGAAGTCAAGATTGTTAAATCTAACGTTAAGTCTCTCGGCAGTGCCGCACAGTACACCCTCGATGACATTGATGACGTTATGGCGATGGCGGCAAACCGTGGCGGCAAACCAACCGATGCTTACATGTCGATGGAAAACAAGCGCCGCTTCTCTAAGCTCGTTTCCGCGATGGCTACCACGCAGCGACAACCGAAAACCCGTTATGGCTCTGAAGTCGCTGACACCTACGAAACCGACGGCGGCGTAGTTACTGCACACTCTCACCGCATGTACAACTCCGACCGTATCGATATTTACGATTTCGATTACTGGGAGCTTCGCTACTTTGAAAAGCCGCATGAAGTCGGCGGACTGGATAAGACCGGCACCTATGATAAATTCGTGCTGGAAACCAAGCTGACGCTTCAGGCATCTCAACCGAAAGCATCCGCGTCCATCATCGGCATCAAGAGATAAAAGCAATATGTTTTAGTTAAAGTGAAGGGAATGACTTAAAGTTGTTCCCTCCTTTTTATTTACGGGAGTGCTGAAATGATTACCAAACAGGAATTGCGGCTGGAAGATGATGGGACTTGCTATCTTAGAAACACGGTAGACCTGTCAGGGGCTATAGCCCAAGCCAAGGAATATGATGAAATAGGCATGGGGAATGGCAAAAACGGCTACATGTTAGGTGTCATTCCAGAAGAAATGTATCAGTTCGACCCGTGGCTCAAAGAAGCTATGGCAAGGAAGAGAGAAGGAGACATGGCTGGCTACACCACCTACATGCTGAAATTCTTCAAGGTTCATCAGGCACTTGCTGTGAACCATAAGAAGTGCATGTGGCATGGTTACGCCGTGCCGCTTATTACGAATGATTCGGCAAGTCAAAGAAAGCCCGATGCGCTGAATCAGCTTTTGGAGACAGTATGATAAACGTCAAAGACATTATTCAGTCCGTGCGCTTCAAGCAGAAAGACAATAATGAAGTCAAGTTTTCTGACTATGACATTATCCAGTCTCTCAACGAAGCGGTGCGCTATATCAACCGAACCTTTGCACTAAAGAACAGTGACTTCCTGGAGAAAGAAGTAGAGTATCGTCTTGATGAAATCAACGAAAAGATCGACAAGGAAAATGAGACGGCAGAAGAGAAGAAACCACGCATCGAATACAGGGATGGTTTCGATTTGCCGGAAGATTTACTCTCTATTGTTTCCATCGTCACCATCAGATTTCGATACCCGCTCCATCCATGCCCCGCGCAGAAGAAACCGTGCCACCACGAGTTCAAAGTCCTGAATGGGAAACTTTATGAGATCGGAAGAGCGTCGTGTAGG